ACACAGCACCCACCACAACAACCGATAAGCAGATGAAACCGCGCAAACCCCGCACCGTTTCACGCAAAATACGCGCAGCACTCGCCCACAGAGTTAGGGACCTCCTACCATGGGACGACTGCGCTAGGGCCGTAGGCCTCTCTCCCGCCGGATTATACAAGGCCAGACTGCGCGAAGAGGTCAAACAGCTCCACGAAGAAATAAAAGCCGAATACGTCCAAGAGGTTGAAGCAATGCGCGCGCCATACAAGGCCAGAGCCTTCGAGGTCGCAAACGAACTCATGCAGGCCTCTAAGTCAGACGCGGTAAAGGCTAGGATGGTGGAGTTTCTCGCGGGCGAGAGCAAAGGAAACAGCGTAAATGTGGCGGTTCAGGTCAATAATCAGCCAGCCGCGCAGGGCTATGAATACGCCCACCCGAGCCAAGAAGTAGTCACAATCCGGCACGCTCAAGAGAAGCAATCTAATGCGCCTTTGATAGAAGATGCTGAAATCATTGAGCAATCCTAAATCCGTTACCCATTGGCCCGAGTAACAGCCCCAAAACCCCAGCTTTTCAAGGTCTGGACGCCACCACAGGCCCCGGCCTCGCCCCATACCGGAGGGGGTAGGGGGGTCTCGATCGGAGGGGGGCGGGGGTAAATCCGCGCGCGCAGATCCTCTAGTCCACCCCTTCCCTCGCGGCACTTGTCCCTTCCCACCCCCCTAATTTTTATTTTTATCATCAATTATCGTATTACGGCGGTGCATCTGTAATACGTTTTTGGGCCGGTAAACCTCTTTTCGTAATACACATGGAGGTTACACGATGTTTGAGCACACACACCGGGATCGGGACTTATGGCGCGGCTGGCTTCGAAATGGTCAGGCGGTCGAATTGTCGCGCAGTCGGCATGGCTGGGATTTTGGCTTTGGGGTTCACGTCCACAGCAACGATTACGACCAGGGCGACCGGATGCTGTTTTTAAAATTTTTTCGTTTTACGGCTGTGATCCCGTTGGGGGTTATGCGCCGGTACGTCAGCATTGAAGACGAGCCGCAGTGGTCGATCTATGCGTCGAAGGAGTTCGGCTTTTCGGTTCACTGGGGTCAGCGCCGTCGCAGCTGGGATTGGCCTTGGGATTTGCACACCTTGGCTTATGAGAAACAGTTGCGTGACGGATCTTGGGTCGACGTTTGTGATTGGGACGCCGAGCCGTTTTCGAAAAGCTATCCGTACACCTACGTTTTGAAATCTGGCGAGGTGCAACAGCGTTCGGCCACGGTTTCGGTGCGCCGTCATGTTTTGTGCCGTCGAGCATTCAAGGCGTTGGGTTGGCCGCGTTGGTCTAAGCACAGCATCGAAGTCCAGTTCTCCGACGAGGTTGGTGAGCGCACCGGATCTTGGAAGGGCGGCACCATTGGCTGCGGCTACGATCTTCGGCCAAATGAAACAATGCTGACCGCTTTGCGCCGCATGGAAGCCGAGAGGAAGTTCTGATGCCGACTAAAAATTATTCTATCCGGTTTGACCCTGATCTGATGGCGCGTGTTGATGCGCGTCCCGAGGGTCGGTCTGAATTTATCCGGGCTGCTGCTGAGGCGGCTTTGGGGGTTCCGTTTGCTGGTGCTGTGAATGGGCCTGTTGCTGGTGGCAAAAAAAAATCTTTTGTGCCGCCCGATCCTGATCCTGTTCAGGTTGCGATTGATACGGCTAAGGCTCGTCCAGCTGTTGCGCGTTCTGGTCGTCAAGCTGATGCGGCCGAGCTTTTGGCGGTGATACGTTCTAAGCGTCTTTCCCCGCGTCAGGCTGAGGCTGAGATGGGCTGGCTTGGTCTGCGATACGGGAATGCTGAAAAGCTGCTGTTGTCGTCCGGTGCTGCCGTTGTCGTTGACGGCGTGTTGGTGGCGACATGAAGCGCTTGGTTCGTCGTTTCCGTCTCTGGCGTTGGGACTGCGCGCATGGCGGCACACTGGCTCTCGCTGAGCGCCGTCTGACGGTCCTGCTTGGTCATGGGCAGTATTCGGAGCGGCTTTCGAAGATCATCGCTGACCTGCGCTCTGCGCGGGCGAAGCTGTGACGTGCATCTGATCCCCATCCCATGCCTGCCATCTTCCCTTCGTCGGCAGTAGGTCGATCCCATGCCCGAGGGTCAACGGGCATCTAAGCCAAAGGAAAACGCAATGGCTGATAAAGAAACCACCATCCCCTCCTTCAACCCATCGGGCAAAAGCGAGGTCGACGCGATCAAGGAAATGACAGAAACGCTTATGCAGTATCTGCGCGACAACGTGCCAGACAATCGCTGTCGTTCCATTGCCCTGACCAACTTCGAACAAGCCGCGATGTGGGCTGTGAAGGCAAACTTCACCTGAGAAGATTGGGGGCGGCTTCGGCTGCCCTCTCTCCCGTGCATCTGATCCGGCCTGATCCGGTGCGACCTTCTGGGCGTCATACCAGGAGGCCATGATGTCAGATAATGTAGCGAAACTTGTTCCGCCGGCTATGTCGGAGCCAAACCAGAATTGCATCGCTTTGCTTGAAAGCGTTCTTAATCGGGCGCGTTCCGGTCAAACCATAGGCGTCGTTCTTGTCGAGCAAGGCGCAGATAGTCACAGCACATGGGATTGGGGCGGGCTCTGCGGTTCGTTCTCGATGATTGGGGCCATGCAGGTTGCGCAAGCCTCATTGGTCGCTGATCAAGTCGAGGACTGCTGATGCTCAGAATCACAGACCGCGGAAATTTCCTTTATGAGCCCGATGGCGCGAAGCTGACGGAGTTTTTCTGGAACGAGGATCACTTCTGCTGTGTGCAGGGGCCCATCGGTTCAGGCACTTCGACGGCATCCTGTCACAAGATCTGGCGTTTGGCCTGCAACCAAGCCCCCGATTGGGACAATGTTCGTCGGACCCGCTGGATCATCTCGCGCGAAACCTACAAGCAGCTGCGCGAAACCACCGTGAAAACGTGGCTCGAATGGTTCCCCGAGGAAATCTGGGGGCCCTTCATCCGTGCTGAGCCCATGTTCCACCATTTGAAGCGCGACCACCCGTCAGGGGATGGAACGAAGGTCGACTGCGAGGTCATCTTCTTGGCCCTTCCCGACGCCGACACCGCCGAAGCTGTTCTCGCGTCCTACGAGATCACCGGCTTTTTCAAGAACGAGGGACAGTTCACCGAGAAAGAGATCATCGACGAGCTGCTGTCTCGCTGCGCGCGCTATCCCTCCATGAAGAACGGGGGCGGTGCGACATGGTACGGCGGCTGGATGGACATGAACGCTCCGGTCGAGGGCCATTGGGTTCCCTACATGCGCGGCGACATCCCCTTGCCCCCTGAGATGGGCGAGGACGAGCGTGCCGGCTTCGAAAAACCCGATACGTGGACCTTCATCGTGCAGCCCCCCGGCCTGATCGAGAAGATGGTCGATGGCCGTCCGGTCTATGAGTACAATCCGCTGGCCGAAAACCAGAAGAACCTGCGCGAAAGCTATCTGGACAAGATCAAGGGCAAGGCGCGGTCGTGGATCGATCGACGGGTGCTGAACAAGGTCGGCCTCTACATGGCTGGCAAGCCCGTCTACCCCGACTTTTCTGAGGTCGATCACGTCAATCCCGAGGATACCGACCCCGTGCCGGGGGTTCCCATCACCGTTGGCCTCGATTTCGGGCGCAGTCCCGCGGCGATCTTCATGCAGAACGTCAACGACGTCTGGACCGTGTTTTCCGAGCTTGTTGGCGACAATGAAAGCGCTGACAAATTCGCGCCAAAGGTCAAAAAGCACGGGGCCAAGTATTATCCCGGCTTCGAGTTCAACTTCTGGGGCGATCCGCGCGGCGGCGACGGACAGGAGGCAACCGAGGACACGGGTTTCGGGATCTTCCTGAAGTATGGGATGCAGGTGCTGCCGGCCACGTCGGACAACAACATCGAGCTGCGCCGGTCCAGCGTTGAGATGGTGCTGAATCGCCGCAATGGTCTGAAAGTGAACCCTCGCGCTCTGATCCTTCGCCGCGGCATGGCGGGCGGGCACCACTACCGCAAGATCAAGGGCGCACCGGGCATGTTCTCCCCGTCTCCGGTCAAGGGCCCATACTCTCACCCCGTGGATGCGTTCGAGAACGGCCTGATTGGTGGTGGCGAAGGCTATGCAGTTGTCACAAACCCCAATCGGGAGCGGCGTCAGCCTTCCCCCATCAAACCCAGAAAAGTGAGATTGCGCCGTGGAGCCTGAGTATTTCTATTTCGTCTTCCATCACCGGCCCACAATCGCGCAGATCCGTGCGGGGCAGGCCACATGGACGCAGTATTTCGGCCACGTCGAAGCAATGGGCTATACAATCGATGACACCTGGTTCTTCTACGACCCGGGCCGCTATCGGTCGTCTCTGTCGATCACCCATATCTACGACGAGGTGGAAGAGATCATGGCCGAGAAGTTCTCTCGCGCTCATACCGTGATCAAGGTGCAGGCCAGCAAGAAGTTCCTGTTTCCCCTGCATCTGCCCATGAATTGCGTCACCCAATGCGCGGCCCTGATCGGTATCCGTGCATTTACGCCAAATGGTTTCCGCAAGAGGTTGCTCCAAGAAAAAGGAGTGATTGTTCATGGGCGGACCAGAGGAAGATCCAGAAGCGAAGAAGGACCGACTTCGGCAGCGCCGACTGTCGATGCTTGATCGTCGGGAGACATCGGAAGAGGCGGCGGGCGGTCTGACCTCGGACCTGCGCGCCGTCTATGGCCTGAAAGGTCTATCCATGTTTGGCGCGCGTGGCACGTCCAAGAAACCCGCCGCCAAAACAGGCGTATCATCCTTGGGCTTTGGTCCTGCCCAAGCCCGCGTCCCGTCTGATCGCTAATATGGTTGATCGCAAGCCCAGCAAGGACTTTTCGACACGCTATTCCGCCGCCAAACAGTGGCGGGATATGGTGCGTCCAAAGCTCGAAGAAATCTATTCATTCATCTGCCCAGGACGTGAGAACGAGTTCGACACGAACATCTTCACGCCGCGCGATGACGAGCCTGAAACCTTCATTTCGCTGCCCGAGGATCTGAGCAGCGACTTCGCGTCTGACATCGTGTCGTATTACACCCCGTCCGAAACCATGTGGACCGAATACATGGTGACGACGCCGGTTCCGAAAGAGGCGGTCAATCAGGTATCAGAGATCGTCGGTGAACGGGAAGAAAGCCTGTTCGATATGATCCAATCCTCCAATTACAACGACGTTGCGCCGCAGGTCATGTTCGAGGCCGCTCATGGTACAATCGCCATGTGGGTGGATAGCGCGCACCTGTCGCAGCCCGTGTATTGCGAGACAGTTCCACCATGCGAGCTGCTGATCACACCAGGGCATCTCGGCATCCTCGACCGTTTCCGCGAAAAGCCTGTGATGGCTTCCTCCCTCAAAGCCCTCTTCGACGGGTGGGACGTCACTCTTGAGATCCCCGCGATCAAGAAGAAGATGGATAAGCCCGGTGACACTTGCAAAGTGTGCTGGGGTTTCTGGCTCGATTGGGCTGATCCCGGCAATCCGATGTGGCGCTGCGAGATCACCGTTGACGGCAACCGGATCACACCCGACGAACCCCTTACGCTCGGTGAATATGCTGGTTCCTGCCCGTTGCTGGTGGGCCGGTTCAATCCCCAGACCAATCGCCCTTGGGGTCGTGGCCCCGCGTGGAAGGCACTGCCCGACATGCGCGTCTACAACGCTGTGGATGAAGCTGTCCTCGACGGTCTGGACCAAGCGCTGCGCAACACCGTCATCTATGCCGACGACGGGTTCCTTGATCTGAGCGAAGGCGTTGATGCTGGCCGCGCATATCCCGCGTCCCGTGGTTTCACCCGCGACCAGATTTATGAGATGCAGAAGGGCGTCAATCTCGACACGGGGTTCTTCTCCGAAGATCGTCTCGAAGATCGTCTGCGCCAGCGTTTCTATCAGGACGGCCCCCGCCAACGCGGCGAAACACCACCAACCGCTTCGCAGTGGATAGACGAGCGCCGCCGCGTGCAGCAACGCCTTGGCAAGCCTTCGGCCCCCCTGTGGCGCGAGTTCTTCATGCCGTTCGTCCAGCGCGTCGAATATCTCGCCATCCAGCTTGGCAAGATGGACGAGGCTTTGACGCACAACGAAGCCGTGATCTCCGTTCAGCCGATCTCGCCCCTGCAGAAAGCCCAGAACCAAGACAAGGTGATGGTGTCGCGCTCCAACCTCGGGCTGGCGTTTGAAGTGTTCCAAGAGCGGGTGGGCGAGTTCATCGACCCCGTGGCGACGTTCAACAACATCGTGAAAACGTCCGGTGACGAGATCACCGTGATCCGCAAAGAACAACAACAACCCGAAGGAGCCCCGCCCGATGGATCTACCCCGCCGACTGAGTAGCCCCGGCCCAATCATTGAATACATCGCTGAGCTGCAGCGGTCAGGGTTGAAGAAGAAGGCTGATTTTGCCATCGGTGCAATCCGTTCGACCTTCAATTCGCCCGATGGGGCTAAGGTGCTGGATTTGTTTGAAAAAGCGATCCTTGAAAGATCGATCGATCCGAGCGCCGATCCCCGTGCATTGGATGCGAACAACGCTCAGAGTTTTATCGCCCTCGATCTTAGGAGGATCTTGAGCGATGAATTTGATGCAAAAACTGAACCTTCACCGCCCCGTGTGGGCACCACAGGACGACGCCGGGGCACCGCCTCTTGACCCGTCGCCCGCAGGAGATCCGCCCCCCGCGGCGGACCCCGCAAACCCGCCCGCCGATCCGGCGGCCGCACCAGCCCCCACGGAAGTTGATTATTCCTTCCTGCCCGACGAGTTCCGCCAAGACGGCGCGAATGACATCGAAGGGTTTCGGGCGCGCTTCGATGACCTGACCGCGCAAGAGGCTCAGCGACAAGAAGCGCTGCAGGACGTGCCCGACGACGGCACCGGCTACGAGTTCTCTGTTCCCGACGATCTGGACTTCGGCGATCTGGAATTGCCCGAGGGCTTTTCCTTCCACGTGAAAGCCGATGATCCCGCAATGGCTCCGGTTTTCGAGGAATTTGGCGGGCTGCTCCACAAATACAATCTGCCGAAACAAGCCGCGTCCGAGTTCATGGGCGCGCTGGCGAAGTACCAAGCCGCTGAATTTGCCCCGATGTATGCGGAGAGCAAAGCCCAGATGAAACAGCTTGGCTCCCGCGCAGATTCACGCATCTCAGATGTCGATCGTGCGCTGACCTCGCGTCTTCCCGCAGACCAAGCGGCAGCGCTGAAAGCTGCGGCGACAACGGCGAACGGCGTCAAGGCGCTGGAAGCTCTGCTGCAACCGCGCGGCATGAAAACCTCCTCCACAATCCCAACCTCGCCCAAGACCGTCGATGACGAATTGGCCGAATACTACAGCACCCCAACGAAAGGGAATTAACCAATGGCTCCTCTAAATCAGTCAACCCAATCCATGATCGACCAGTACAAGTCGGTCGATGGAAACGGCAAATATATCGACGTGATCGAAACTATGAACGACACGTCGCAGCACATCATGGACGATTGGTCCTGGATGGAATGCAATTCTGGCACAAAGCACACCCGCGGTATCCGCACCGGTCTGCCTAGTTTGAGCTGGGGCGCACTATACGAAGGTATTGCGCAATCCAAATCGAGCAAGCAAATGGTCGATGATACAACCGGCTTTGTTGAAGGCCTAAGCACCGTGGATCAGCGCCAGCTCGATCTGTATGCAGAGAACAAGGTGGCAATTCGTTCTGCCGAAGGCCGGACTTTCATGGAAAGCATGGCGCAGGAACTGATGACCTCGCTGTTCTACTACGACCCATCAACCAATGTACGCCATCCCAAGGGGCTTGGTGCGCGGTACGGTGTAAAAGCCACTTCCGGCGCTGGGAACCAAATCGTTGACGCCGGCGGCACGGGCTCCGACAACACATCAATCTGGCTTGTTGAATGGGGTTACGACGGACTGTCGACAATCTATCCCAAGGGCACGCCTGCGGGGATGCAGCGCGAGAATAAGGGGCAACAGCGGGTTCTCGACCCCGCGGGAAACCCCTACTATGTCGAAGAAGAGCTTTTCCGCACTCATGTCGGCTTCTCGGTAGGTGATTGGCAGCGCATCTCTGTGGTTCGCAACGTTGATGTCAGCGAATTGGCCGCCGGCAACGTGGACCTCTATGGGTTCCTGCGCAAAGCATACTACAAGTTGAAATCGCGCCGCGTGAACAAAATCATGGACCAGAAAGCCCCCGGCCGTCTGGCGATGTACTGCAACACCGACATTCTTGAAGCGCTGGACGGTCTGGCAACAAATGCTGGCGCAGACGACAACTTCACTCGCCTGCGGCCGACCGAAATCCAAGGTCAGGAAGTGATGTCCTATCGCGGTATCCCCATCCGCGAAACTGACGCAATCCTCAACACCGAAGCGCGGGTGGTCTAAGCGACCCCCGCAATGAAAGGAAAATTCTCATGATCTTGAATGCTGATCTCATTTTGTCTGAAAATCAGGCGATCACGTCGACGGCGGTTTCGACCAACGTGATCGGCTGGCCCGACAATGGTACCCCACCCCGTGAGGGGGCACCTATTGCTCGCAACCTTGGTGCGGGCACACCCATCCCGATGTTGATGCAGGTAACAGAGGCGTTTGCCACACTTACCAGCCTGACAATCACGATGGAAACATCTGATAACGCAGACCTGTCGTCTTCGACGGTGCTTGGTTCCTCCGGCGCTATCCCCGCAGCGTCACTGAAACCAGGCTATCGACCTTCTTTCACGCGGTTTGTGCCGGATGCTACCATGAAGAAGTATTTCGGCCTGCGGTACACCGTCACCGGAACGGCTGCCACAGCTGGGAAAATCAGCGCGGCTGTCGCGACAGAGGTGAACACCTGATGTCAGAGTTTACAGAAGAAGAAAAAGAAGCAGCTGAAAAAGCGGAGGCCGACGCAATCGCCGAGCAGGAGGCGTCCGAAGCTCAAGCAGCTGAAAAAGCGAAGGCCGAAAAGATCGACATGGAAGATGTTGAGACAAACTTGATCGACATCATCACCACATCCCCTGGCACAATTACAGGCAAGGGGCTGGTAAAAGCAGGCACGCGTCACACCATTGAGAAGTCTGCCTTCTCGAAGGAATGGATGGTTCACAACGCAAAGACTGCCGATGGCATCATGGAGATTGACCCGCAGCATCGCTACAACGTCAACCTTGCCTCTATGGATTCTGACGAGCTTAAAATCCTGATGGTCAAAGTCGGCATCAAAACGCAGAAGAAAACGATGAAGCGAGCCGACGTCGAGCGACTTATCACGAGCCGTCTGATCAAAATCGCAGAGGACGAGGCTGCTGAGGAATAACCCCGGCATTCGTGTCCTCCTGAGCCGCCAGGGTTAAGAAAAGGGCTGCCTTCGGGTGGCCCTTTTTGTATTCGTGCATTTGGCAGGCGGGTAATTCCTCAGAATGTCCGCTCATGGCAACACAATTTTCAATGTTAGGCATCATGAATGCCGCCCTTCTGGCCCAAGGCCAGCTCGAAATCGTTTCCGAGAACGATGGGTCTATGGAGTATCGCACGATGGCGAGAAACTGGCCCGGTGTTGTCGAGGCCGAGCTGGAAGATGGAGCCTATTTCTTCACCAAACAGGAAGCCGAGCTGGTTACGCGCGTGCCCGGTCAGTACGAGTTTTCTGACGGATATGTTGTGCCAGCGTCTGCGCTTCACGTCCGCAATGCGTGGCTGATGTCGGCCACGGGTTCCAAGATCGAGGTGGATTGGGTTCAGGACAGCACGCATGTTTATCTGAACAGCCCCGATGGGTGCTGGATCGAATACGCGATCTGCTCTGAGCCTGATCTATGGTCGGCAAATTTCGTACGCGGCGTTCAAAAGCGGATGGAAGCCATCATTTCCCGCGCCATCAAGGAAGAGTTTGGCGAGGCCTCGCAGCTGGACCAAGAGGCCGAGATGTATTTCCAGCGCGCTCGCACCAACTCTTCGAAGGCGCGTTCGGCCAAGCAGTTATACAACAAGGGGCCAATCGCTTCCGCGAGGAACCGTCGTGGCTAGACAAAAACAAACCGTCATGCAGCGCGCCTTCACATTCATGGAGTTGCGCGAGGATTTCCTTGAGCGTGATGACGTCGACATCCGCGCTCAGTCGCTCAAGGGCGCACTCAACATGAAGGTTCTGCAGACCGGAGCGGCAGAGGCTCGCCCTGGCACGCACTTTGTGCGGCGATTGGCTGACGCTGACGACATCATCGAGATCCGCCCCGGCACCGGCCTGAAATTCGGCATGCTGATCGATGATAACAGCCTGCAGATCGTGGACGAAAACGCAGACATCATTTTCGAATTGAATACAGTGCCTTGGCAGAACGCCGAT